TTGATGAGCACCGGCAGATTGAAAGGGATTACAAGGCCGAGATGGAATTACACCGTGATCAGGAAGCCGAGTCAAAGGCAGCGGCTGATCGGCACGCTGCCTTGAATGACAAGCTTCAGGATTGGGGCGACCGAATGCGTGAGTGGTCATTTCAGGAAATCGAAGTGAAAAGCCTGAACAGTCAGATCAAAGGTCACCGCGATGATATTGAAAGGGTCAAGAAGCTGACCGACCACTTTGATGATGAAAGGGAAGTGCAGATCAATCGCCGCGCCAAATTGCGGAAACTGATATCAGTCAAGGACGAAGTGATCGGCAGATTCCGCGAGCAGGCTGAGCAATACAAATTCTGGCAGGAAGGGTTCCGTGAAATCCGCTTGTCGATCATCGACAATGTGCTGCTTGAACTGGAAATGTCGGCAGCCCGGCACGCTGCCATGCTTGGCCTCGAAGATTGGGGCGTGAAGTTCGATACCGAAAAGGAAAGCAAGGGCGGGAATGTGACGCCATCTTTCTCGGTGCTGCTATATCCGCCCGATCAGAATGAGCCAGTGCGGTGGAAAAGCTATAGCGGCGGGGAATCACAGCGTTGGCAATTGGCCGTCGCCTTTGCCCTGTCTGAAGTGTTGCTGTCGCGGGCGGGATTGCAGCCCAACATTGAAATCCTTGACGAGCCGACGCGTGGATTATCGCCCGAAGGGATCGACGATCTGATTGGTCACTTGCGCGAACGGGCCTTGGAATTGAAGCGGGCGATATTCTTCGTCGATCATCATTCCTTGGACAAGGGCGACTTCGACAAAACATTGGTGGTGGAAAAATCTAGCAAGGGAGTCGAAATGCAATGGGTATAGTAGATGATGAGCCGTGGCTTTTGGGCGAACCTTATTACTGTGCCCTTTGTGGTGCCGGATATGGGGAATACATGGCTTGCGAATTGCCCGACTGCAAATTGGAAACCAAGGCTGAAGCGATGGACCGAAGGGCAGAGTACTTGAGAAAGTTTACAGAATGCTGATTGACCGAACCGCGATCATTTCAGACTGCGGCAGATATCGCTATTTGTTGCGGCGACTATGGGCTGAAGGCTTGCCCCGCGCATTGTTCATCATGCTGAACCCATCGACAGCGGATGACAAGATCGATGATCCCACAATCAAAGCCCTTATTCGATGGTGTCAGCATCACAGCTACGGATCATTTGAGGTGGTCAATATCTTCGCGGTCAGATCGAGCGATCCGATTGCGATCTATCAAATAGGTGACCCTGTTGGCCCAAGGAATGAGGGAGTGATAGGCCGGGCACTGGATCGGGCTGACATTGTGATTTGTGCGTGGGGCGCGCATTTGTCTGCCCGCGATCATGTGTCGGGTTTGATGAGACAAATCCGGTCGAAGAAGGAGCACGTATTTTGCCTTGGGGTTACCAAGCTTGGTGCGCCCCGTCATCCGCTCTATATCGCAGCCAATCAGCCCCTCATCGAATTCAGTCCGCGAAAGGAATTCAGACCATGACGCCTGAAGAATGGGAACTTGTCTGCACATACAAGGATGGAAGATCGGTTGTCATTTGCACAACGATATTGATGCCCCACGGGGATAACCGCTTTCCCAAAGTCGTGCGGGAAATCGACAGCCCGATGTTTTGCGGTGGATGGATTATCAATGTCGATGTGAAGGAAATTGTCTTCAGGCGCACGCAGCGATGATTAGACGCAAGCCCAAGGCCCAAGCCCGCCCGGCACGGGGGAAATATGGGGCAATCCTGTGCGACCCGCCGTGGGCCTTCAGAAGCTATGCTCGGCCCGACGCAATCGCCACGAGGAAGGCTGAGCAGCCCTATAAAGCGATGTCCCTTGTCGATCTGATGCTGTTGCCGGTGTTCGAATGGGCTGCCCGTGATTGCGCACTGTTCCTTTGGATACCCGACGCCAATCTGAAACAGGGCATGAACTTGGCCGAGCATTGGGGCTTTGAATACAAGACCGTTGCCTTCATTTGGGACAAGGGCGACCGAATCGGAATGGGCTTCTGGTCGCGCAAGCAGGCCGAGCAAGTCTACATGTTCACGCGGGGCAAGCCCAAGCGATTGTCCGCAGCGGTGCCGCAAATGATCAGAAGCTCAAGGCGCGAGCACAGCAGAAAGCCTGATGAAATCTACAAGCGCGTGGAAGCATTGGTACCCGGTCCGTATCTGGAAATGTTCGCCCGTCAGAAATGGCCCCGGTGGGATTGCATGGGTGACGAAACCAGCAAGTTCAGCAAAGGGAAATCCAAATGACGACTACCACCAAGCACATAGCCGATTTGTTGAAGCGCAAATCAGAAGAAGCGCTGCCCGAAGACCGCACGCTGATCGATTTGATCAAGGAACGCCATACCCTGAAATGCAACAGGGACGGCCTGATGCTCGAAAGGGAAGAGCTGTGCCCGCCCGAAGAAGAATATGACGAAGAATATGAGCGGGCTGAGCAGCGGATCAGGGTGCTCGAAGATTATGTGATCGCGGAAATCGGCAAGGTCGACGAAAAGATCGACGCCATCCTGAAGCAGAGCGAGATCCACTGATGCTGGGGCCGGTGCAGGGGCAGCAAATCAACCTTCGATTGTATCGCAGGGAATTGCAGCGGTTGATTGATCTGATGAACTATGTACCGCAGGAAATGTGCGACCGCGACCTGTGGATGAAGCTGCATGATGCCATGAAGAAGTTTACAGAAAGGAAGTTACGCTGATGGATCTCGAAACCGCAATCGCGATTTGGATCGTGTGGTCTCCGATCCCACTGGCGAGCAACAATGTGAAATATGCCATGTGCGTGGAAGCCTACGAAGTTATCAAAGCCCATGCCGACAACCACCTTCTTGAACGTGAAAAGGTATTAGCAAATGAGCACCAAGAACAATCCCGGTGAATGGGACTGCTACAGCAAAGCCGAGCCCGACGAACCCATGTTTGTGCTGCTTGCCCGCGACGAGTCCGCTCATTTACTGGTACTGGCTTGGGCTCATGCCCGGATGGGAAATTCTCAACAGGCAATCCACTGCGTGATGACAGCTTCTCAGATTGGAAAGCACAAACCCGCGCCAGACATCAGGAAAATCAATGAGGCAATGGATTGTGTGCATAGAATGGTCGATTGGCTGTCCGCCCGGCAGGGCGAGATTATCCCCAACCTGAAGCCTTCAGACCCTCTTGCCGAAGACCCCGAATCACATTAGTTCCCCAAATCGCGCCAGAACTGTCACTACCGCGCACCAATCCAAACATCGCGATTATACCGGGGGGTATTAGAATACCATGCCAAGTCCTCATTCTGACAAGCACCGCGAATTTATCAAGGCGAAGTTCGAAGAAGGTTATTCGCCCAAATCCATCTCGGTGCTTTTACAATCAGCATTCAAGGTCGATCTGTCGCGCAATGCGGTAGGCGGAATTATAGATCGCATGGGATTAAAGCGATCCGGGCAAAAGGTGAAAAGCTACTTCACCACCAAGCCTGTGAAGAAATCCCAACCCATGAAATCACAAGAGCCAATCCCCACAGTTGAGCCAGCACCCATCGGCCCGCTGAACGATTTTCCGTCCGGAGCGCGGTGCAAATATACCCGCGATGACCCGGCCAAGCACAACTTCAGAATGTGCGGCCATAAGACCAGCGGCATCGACAACCCGTGGTGCGCTTACCATGAGCGCGTGGTCTTCAGCGGTACCCAGCAAAAGGCCGCATAATCCAAAGTACCCGATACCATAACACAAAGAGAAACGATGCCCCGCAAGAAACCAAAGCCAAGCAGAACCAAGAAGCCGGTCCTGACGACCAAAGGATTGGTCAACAAATCCATCGATCCGAACAAGAAATGGAAGAAGACCGGCAGGCCGACATTCAAACCGACAGCGGAATTGAAAGCGGGTGTCAGGGCATTGGTCGTAGCAGGCGTCAAGCAGACAGAAATTGCCTCGTATTATCACATGAGCCTGACCACCCTTCAGGACCACTTTGCATTCGAGCTCGATCAGGCGGTCAACAGCTTCACAGGAATGGCGGTGGGAAAGCTTTATGATGCACTGAAGAAGGGGCAGCCTTGGGCCATTTGCTTCTACCTGAAATGCCGTGCGGGTTGGCGTGAGATACCAAGGGAAGCCGATGTGCCCGACAATCGGGATACCCGCATCATTGTCGAAGGCGGGCTTCCACGTCGCAGGCCTGCATTACCGGCCCCAGCGCCGACCGGGATAACCACGGTGCATTGATGGTCTGTTTCCTTGAAGGCATTGCGGGCGGGATCATTGGCTTCTGGATCGTGGTGCTTGGCTGTCATGTCTATGTGAAGATCAGGCGATGACACAGAAGACCGGCAGAATGCTTTACCAAATCCCTTGTCCCTATTGCGGGGCTGTCGCCGGGCAGCTTTGCTTCGGGCCTAATGGATCGCCCACAGAGAATGCACATGTCATGCGGGACGATGCTTTGACCGAGATCACCAATCAGACTCCTCACCGTCCGGTACTCACCCGAGCCCGGACGGGATAACTGATCAGGGGCGGAAATCCGTTAGGCCAACAACGGCTGCCCCTGATCCTTTTCCCCAATATGGACCCCAATCGATGCGTGCGATCTGCAAGTGGCTATGCTCGTTCTGCGGCGGGCGAAATAACGACAGTTCATGGGATTGCTGGTTCTGCAATTCGCCTCGCTGATGCCTGACAGAAAATGCTTCCTGTGCGGTGCCCGATTATATGGTTGTACCGCCTTCACACTTGCCCGCGATGCGGTGGCTGTTCTGACGCGGTGCGATATGCGCGGTAAGACCATTCGGGAATTCTGCGGATACTGCGATTTGCGCGGGGCCATGCGGGCGTGGGTTCAGGCAAATCCCCATGCCTGATGTCCATGTGTCACTGCCGACCCTGCATGACGGGCA